TCGTCCTTCCTCTCTCCGACACAGTCCAAAATCCACCAAGACAGTCCGTTCACAGCCAAACCGATCGGGAATGATCCCGATGCCGGCTAAACGCTCCAGAGCGGTGCGAGGGGCAACTGAGCCTAGACTTCACAGCCCTTACCTTAAAGGCGCTTCTAAGGTTGACGATGTAATTGAACTAGCCAACCTTATCAAGATGCCGCTTTTACCTTGGCAGGAGTTTGTTCTGCGCGACATGTTGCGCGTAGATAAGAAGGGCATGTGGATACGCAAGACGAACCTTCTGCTGGTCGCTAGACAGAACGGAAAGACCCACCTCACGCGCATGGTGATCCTTGCTCACCTTCTCAAATGGGATAGCAAGAACATCATCATCGCTTCATCTAACCGCTCAATGGCGCTCGACACCTTTCGCCAAGTAGCCAGCGTGTTTGAGCATAACGAGAACCTCATGGCGCTAGTTAAGGCTATCCGCTATGCAAACGGTACTGAAAGCATCGAGATGAAAGACGGCAGGCGTTTAGATGTTGTAGCAGCGACCAGAGACGGCTCACGCGGTAGAACAGCCGATGCTCTGTTCCTCGATGAAGTTCGTGAATGGTCTGAGGAAGGCTATCGAGCAGCGATGCCGGTAACTCGCGCTAGACCAAACGCTCACACCTTCCTAACTTCTAATGCTGGAGATGCTTTTAGCGTTGTGTTGAACCAACTACGCGAAAGAGCCTTAGATAATCCACCAAAATCCTTTGGGTTCTACGAATATAGCGCTCCACAGTATTGCAAGATAGATGATCTCCAGTCTTGGGCTATGGCTAACCCTGCACTTGGCTACACGATCACAAAGGAGTCACTAGCCGAGGCAGTTGCTACTAGCCCGATCGAAAATACACGCACCGAGTTGCTTTGCCAATGGATCGACTCCCTTAGCAGTCCTTGGCCTCATGGAATCCTTGAGGAGACTAGCGATAGCGAGTTACAGATCCCAGTTGGCGGTTACACAGTCTTTGGCTTTGATGTTTCACCTTCTAGGCGTAATGCTTCGCTCGTTGCTGGTCAAATCTTGCCAAATGGAAAGATAGGTGTAGGCATCTTGCAGACTTGGGAGTCAGCGGTCTCAGTTGATGACTTAAAGATCGCAGCCGACATAAAAGCGTGGGCAGATCAGTACAGACCACGCCAAATCTGCTATGACAAATACGCAACCCAGTCAATAGCCGAGAAGTTAGCCAATGCTGGGTGCATAATTCAAGATATCTCAGGCCAGCAGTTCTATCAGGCCTGCGGAGACTTGCTCAACGGTCTAGTAACTCATCAAGTGGTTCACAATGGCCAAGCAAACCTAATTCAACAGATGAATAACTGCGCAGCCAAAGTCAATGACTCTGCTTGGCGAATTGTTAAGCGAAAGTCAGCCGGTGACATATCTGCCCCTATCGCCTTGGCTATGGTTGTGTCGATGTTAATGAAACCACAACAGGTTGCGGCTATCTACACCGAATGACCTATATGTAGTGTATAATTGCACCCTATGGGTATCTTTTCGCGCAAACCGCTAATCGTAGAAGCGCAAGCAGCGCCACAGGTAATGGGCGAAAACTTACCCTCACTTTACAATAGCCTTACCCTTCGCGTATCGCGCAAAGATGCTATGAGCGTTCCTTCTGTTGCTCGCGCTCGTAACTTAATCTGTGGAACTGTTGCTTCTATACCTTTAGAGTATTACAACAAGCGCACCGGCGAAGTTATGGCCGCACCGCGTTGGATCAACCAACTATCAAAGAACCAACCTTCATTCGTCACAATTAACTGGATCGTTGACAGCCTTCTATTCTACGGCAACGCTTACCTTCGAGTAACGGAGCGTTATGCAGAGGACGGCCGCCCTTCAGCGTTTGAGTGGATCGCTAACTCTCGCGTTACCTTCACAACTGATCTTGAAGGCATCATGATCACGCAATATTATGTCGATGCAAACCCTATTGACATGAATGACATCGTTACTATTCAAGGGCTAGACGAAGGCGTGTTAGAACGCGCTGGAAAGACTATTCAGTCTGCGATCGACATCAACCGCGCTGCATCTATATCAGCAGCAACTCCAATGAGTTCAGGCATCTTAAAGAACACTGGCGCAGACTTGCCACCGCAAGAAGTTTCAGGACTTCTAGCCGCTTGGAAGCGCAGCCGCCAAAATAACTCGACTGCTTACCTAACTAGCACACTAGAGTTCCAGTCAACACAGTTCTCACCTAAAGACATGATGTACAACGAGGCAATTCAAAACCTTTCGACTGAAATTGCTCGCGCTATGAACGTGCCGGCTTACTATCTAAGCGCAGATCAAAACACGACAATGACTTATGCAAATGTCACCGAGGAACGCAAGCAATTTTATGCACTCAGCATTGAGCCATATATCCAAGCGATCCAGACACGCTTAAGCATGGACGATATCTCAACAGCAGGCCACGAAGTCCGCTTCGCTGTCTTTGATACATTCCTCAAGAATGATCCAATGGTGGAACTTCAGGTAATTGAGAAGTTGCTAACACTTGGACTTATTACAACTGAACAGGCTATGGAAATGACGGATTTGACTCCTAACGGAAGCGAAGGCATGTAATGGAAACCTTATATATCGAGGCTGCATCTATTGAGTGCAGCGAGGAACGCCGCGAAATCTCTGGCAAGATCGTGCCAATGGGTACAGGCGAAATCGGTAACACTAATCTTGGCGGCGTAGTCTTTGAAGCAGGAAGCATCGAGATAGATGACCCTTCAAAGATCAAACTACTTTCACAGCATGATGTCAAGAAGCCTATCGGCCGCATGGTAACTGCAACAGTTAGACCAGACGGCATCTATGCAACTTTCAAACTAAGCCGCTCAACAGGTGGCAACGATGCGCTAGTTATGGCGCAAGAAGGACTCGTTAGCGGTCTTTCAGTAGGTGCAGAGATCATCGCATCAGCACCTTCACGCGCTGGACACACAGTAGTCACAGCAGCGAAGTTAAAAGAAGTTTCTCTAGTAACTGAACCGGCTTTCAAGTCTGCTCAGGTTCTTGAGATCGCAGCAGAGGAAGTAGAACTCCCTGCTGAACCAAACACACCAACAGAAAGCGAGGCGGTCGTGGAAAATACTCCAGACACCGTAGCAGCACCAGAAGTTGAGGCAACGGCTGTTGAAGCCGCTCGTCCAACTGTTTCAGCACCTGTGTACGCTAAAGAGCGCACAGCACCTATATCATCAACACAATACCTTGAAGCATCTATCAAGGCAGCACTTGGAGACGATGACTCACGCCGCGTAGTTCGCGCAGCAGATGACTCAACTTCAACAAACACAGGTCTGACACTACCTCAGCACCTAAACCAGTTCATCACAGATACATTCACAGGCCGCCCAGCGTTTGATGCAGTAACACGCAATGCGCTTATTGACAGTGGTATGTCTTTCACTGTGCCTCGTTTGTATACCAATGCGGCATCACCAGACACTCCACCTTCAGTAGCAGATGTTAACGAAGGCGCAGCAGTAACTGATGTTGGCATGACTTCAGCCTATGACACAGTGAACATCAACAAGTTTGCTGGCCTAAACCGCATCTCATGGGAACTCATTGACCGCTCATCTCCTTCATTCATGGAACTGCTTATGGCAGAACTTCGCAAGGCGTACGAGAAGGCAACAGACTCAGCACTTCTAACTGAGTTGATCTCATCTGGTACAACTGCAACAGGCGTGGCAGCAACAGCAGCCGGTCTCCAGTCATTCATCTCAGTAGAAGGCGCAGCCGCATACAAGGGAACAGGCGGAGACTTCGCTAACAAGTTGGTTGTTAACACAGACCAATGGGCAGCGATCACAGGCTATGCAGACACAACAGGTCGCGCACTTTACTCAGCACAGGGCGCAACCTACAACGCATCAGGTTCAGCAGTCGCATCATCTGTTCGCGGCAACATTCTTGGAACTGATCTAATCGTTGATCACAATATCGCTGCTTCAGGCGTTATTGACAACTCAGCGTTCTTAATCGCTCCTTCATCTGTTTATGTCTGGGAGTCTCCAGTCACAAACCTTCGCTTGCAGGTTCTATCAACAGGCGAACTTGAGATCGCACTTTATGGCTACATGGCAGTTTATGTCGCGAAGTCTGGCAAGGGCGTTCGTAAGTTCAACCTTACTTAATAGCAAGTAACTAAGTCGCTGGCGGCCTAGTGCCCTTCTAGGCCGCCAGTCTTTAGAAAGAGGATCAAATGTCTTACACAACAGTTGCAGAGTTACGCAGCGCACTTGGCGTTGGCACTCTCTACGCTGATGCGACCCTGCAAGAAGTATGCGATGCAGCCGACAATGTGTTGATCCCTTTTCTATGGGCTAATACGACTCCGATTATTGGGCATAGCAACAGCACTAACACCGGCACTTCTTACTTCAATGATTATGTCGATGATGTGTTCTATGTTGGCCAGACGGTAGTAATCTCTGGCTCAGGCGCTAAGCACAATGGTAGCAAGACAATTACAGGAGTCGGCGAAAAGGAAATTACTTACGCGATTACTGGCAATAACAACACGCCTGCGCCATTCCACCCTGTTAACCCTTTCGGCACAGTCGCGGCCGATACTTATGTTGACTACTCGCTAATTCCAGCGATCCAGGAAGCAAGCCTTATGGTAGCTATCGATATCTGGCAGAGCCGCCAAGCACCTTCCAGCGGTGGCGTTACAGTCGATGGCTACGCTCCAAGTCCTTATCGTATGGGTAACACTTTACTGGCTCGCGTTCGTGGCTTGCTCGCACCTTACCTAGATCCGCGCTCGATGGTTGGCTAACCATGACTGCAGCCATATCAACCCTTCGCGCAACTATCGCAGCAGCCTTAGTTGATAACGTTCTTTGGTCTGTCTTTTCTTTTCCGCCGGCAACACCACAACCAAACAGCATCGTGGTTAGCCCTGCCGATCCTTATGTGACACCAAATAACAACAGTTATAACACGATCGCACCGCTTGCTAATTTTAATCTTAATGTGTTCGTACCGTTGCTCGATAACGAAGGCAACCTTAATGGTATTGAGGAAATGCTGGTAGCCATGTTTAACAAACTATCTGCTTCCTCTATCGTCTATAATGTAGGAGATGTGAGCGCGCCTAGCGTTCTCAATGCTGCATCAGGCGATCTTTTAACCTGCTCAATGCAGGTCTCAGTCCTAACGAGTTGGAGTTAAAATGACCCTTGAACAATGGGAAAAAGACAACGCAGCGTTCCTGATCAAGATAGGTCAGACCGCTCCAATAGCACCAAAACCAGCAACCAAGAAAGATGAGGAATAACCGATGGCAGTATATCTAAGCAACGGAGTGGTTCTTACTGTAAATGCGGTAGACCTGAGTTCGTTGGTGAGTAGCGTAAGTATTAACCGTTCATTCGATGAACTTGAAGTAACAGCAATGGGAGACTCAGGGCATAAGTTCGTAAAGGGCTTGGAAGCATCGTCTATCACTATCGACTTCTTTAATGATGAAGCAACTTCTAAGACACTTCAGACTTTAAACACAGTATGGGGAACAAGCACTACTGTTACAGTAAAGCAGACCTCAGCAGCAGTATCAGCGACTAACCCACTATACACAATGTCTTGCTTGGTCAATAACATCACACCTATTAACGGTGCAGTTGGGGATCTTTCAACTCAGTCTGTAACTTGGAATGTCAACGGCACTATCGCGGTCACAACTTCCTAATAACTAACTAAGGGGCAAAAGAATGGCAAAACTAAAGGTAACAAGGGCAGACGGAAGCGTTAACGAGTACCAGATCACTCCGGCGATCGAGTACGCCTTCGAGCAGTTTGCAAAGAAGGGCTTTCACAAAGCCTTTAGAGATGACGAGAAACAGAGCGATCTCTATTTCTTATGTTGGGAAGCAATTCGTCGGTCGGGTGAAACCGTAAAACCCTTCGGAGAAGCGTTCTTGGAAACTTTGGCGCGAGTCGAAGTTCTCGATGACGACCCTTTGGAGTAACGCGAGAGTCCTTCACCTATCTCGTAGCGAGACTATCGCTTGAGACAGGACTCTCGCCACAGACTTTAATTGAACTAGATCACACAATGTTCAGGACTTTACTTCAAGCCCTGAAAGACAGAGCAAAGGAGCAAGCTGATGCCAACAGAGGTAAAAGGCGCAACTAAACTCCGCAAAGCCCTGAGAGAATATGAACCTGATCTAGCCAAAGCAACAACTAAAGAACTAGGTAACTTGCTAAAGCCTATTGCGGCTAAGGCTCGCGGCTTCATGCCAGCAGAGTCACCGCTAAGTGGCTGGGCAGAACGCGCAGACGGTAAAGGCAAGTTCCCTACATATAACCCTTCGATCGCCAAAAAGGGTATTACCTATAAGACATCTCCAAGCCGCCCTAATAATCGCGGCTGGCGTTCTCTCGTATCTTTGCTCAACAAGTCTGCCGCTGGTGCTATCTATGAGACAGCAGGGCGTAAGAACCCTGGCGGAAACTTCTCACCACGATTAGGTGGCGATGTTAAAGGCCAAGGTAAGTTACAAGGTCGCGGTATCTTTCGCGCTTGGAACGAGGATCAGGGCAAGACTCAAGGCGCAGTTATTAAGGCACTAGAAGGCGCAGCCGCTAAGTTCAACGCCAAGACAGGTAGATATAACTAATGGCAACTAATGTAAAAGTAGATATTGCCGCGGAGTTCGTAGGCCGTAAAGCCTTTAACGATGCAGTTAAATCCACTATCGGGCTTAACTCGCAAGTTAAGACACTTGCTAAATCTTATGTAGGTTTATTCACTGTTCAGCGTTTAGGTCGCGCTGGGTTCAACGCTGCTAAAGCCTTTGCTCAAGATAATAAAG